GGAAACTTCATCCCTGTTTTTTTGTGTTTGAAACATTGAAACATGGTTAAAACAAACAATGGCACACAAGAAGCGAGCCATCAAGAGCGAGCTGAGCCGGATTCTTGGTGTAACGCCACCGGTTGTCTCTAAATTTCAACACGAGCCTAGCTTTCCAGACTTCGACAAAGACAACGCCGCTGAAATCTATGCCGTCTGCGTTTGGTGGTATCTCAGAAAAGAGGCAAACCCAGTTCCGACAGACGAAACATTGCTGGCAGGGGATGACTCAGATGGACTTGAGCGATACCGGCAGGCCAGAGCCGCACAGGAAGAAATCAAGCTCGCACAAACACGCGGGCAAGTGATCATGCTGAACGACTTTGAAGATGTTGCCCCAGCGTTGTTTGGTCCGCTTCGCAGAGTCGCAGAGCATGTTAAACGAAAAGGCGACACGGACACGCTGGAGTTGATCGAGGAGGCAAATCGCGAGGTACTGTCGAACCTAGAGCGAATCTATGGACATGATCGTTCCACAATCGAAACAGACGTGGACTGACTACGCCATACCGGGGGCTAAGGCACTCCGGGAAGCGTTTCAGCGGATCGCAATCGTTGCGCGTTATCGCTCAATCGCAGAGTTTGCTGAGCAGGAAATCATTCTTCCAGATGGGCCATTTCAAGGACAGCGATTTAGGATCGCACGGCAGCCAGCACATGGAGCGTTCTTCCGTGAAGTCGATTCAGGCAACTGGTTTAGGTATGCCTGCACAGGCCCGCAGCAATCCGGGAAAACGCTTGCGTTCGTCGTTATCCCAATTCTCTATCACCTATTCGAAAGGAATCAGACGGTCCTCTTCGGCTTGCCATCAATGGACATGGCAAACGACAAGTGGAAGCTGGACATCAAGCCAGCAATCGAGGCCAGCCAGTTCGCGAAATATCTGCCGCGAAAGGGTGCGGGGTCGAATGGTGGAACGCCTGAGCTTATTCAGTTCGGCAACGGTAGCAATTTGAAGTTCATTACGGCCGGAGGTGGTGACGAAAAGCGAGCGGGTTTCACGGGACCGATTCTGGTCGTCACGGAGGTTTCCCACCTTGATCAAGTTGGCGGGACATCAGACGAAGCGACAAAGCTGAAGCAGATGGAAGGGCGTGTCAGGGCGTATCGTGCCAGCGGGCAGGCTCGCATCTATCTCGAATCGACGGTGACGATTGAGCAGGGCCGCATATGGCAGGAATGGAGCAACGGAACAGCAGGAGAGGTTGTTATCCAGTGTCACGCCTGCGACGAATGGATTTGTCCTGGGCGGGACAATCTGATCGGCTGGCAGGATGCGGCGACCGAAGACATGGCGGAACTTCAAAGCCGATGGGCCTGTCCTTCCTGCGGGATATTGTTTGACGATGCAACACGACTGAAGCAATTGGCCAACTGCAAGGTCCGGCACAAAGGTCAGTCGATTCTTTCGGACGGAACAATCACGGGACAGATCGTTGCATCGAAGACGATGGGTTTCAGGTACTCGGCAGCAACAAACACGTTCGTGACGGCAGGTATTGTCGGGGCTGATGAATGGAAGGGTGCTCGGGAAGTCGATCAGGACAACGCAGAAAAGGAGTTGTTGCAGTGGACGTGGGCGCTTCCGGCAAAACCAAAGGAACAAGATGTTGAGCCTTTGGATTACAAAGTTGTGATGCATCGGCAGAGCCAATGGAAACGCGGGCTGATGCCGTCTGATGTGGTGACGATATCGGCCGGTGTCGACGTGCGAGAAAAGCAACTCGACTGGTTCGTGACAGCAAAGAGAGACAACGGGCAGCCGCTTTGCATTGACTTCGGTTTTGAACCAATTATGCGAGAAATGACCGATCTGAAGACAGCAATCAAGCAGGCAATCAGATACCTCCAAGAGAAATTTGACAAAGGATGGGAAGTCGAAGGGCGTCCGGGGCTGCGTGGAATAGACATCGCTCTGATTGACATCGGATGGGAGACAGACACGGTTCGAGAGGGCCTAAACGAGCATCAACTTTGGCGACGTGCAAAGGGGTTCGGATTCAAGCAACACGCAGGATCCGCCTACGTATCGCCGCAAAACAAGAATCGACAGATGCACCAAATAGGAGAGGGATGGCACGATGTTGTTTTGGTGAGATCAAACAAGCGATTTCGAGAGCTGGAGAACAACGCGGACCACTGGAAGCGAAGAGTTCACCAGGCTTTGACGGTCGCGGCCGATAGCTCGGCGGCTTTATTGCTTCCGAAGACCGAAAAGGTTGAGCGACGAATTGAAATTGCGAAGCAACTGACGGCGGAACGTGAAACGACTCAATTCGAAGTCGGGAAAGGCACGGTGAGAAAATGGGTCCAGACATTCACGAGAAACCACCTTCTTGACGCTTGTTATATGTCTTTCGTTGGGCTCAGCGTGGCGGAATATGAGTCAGAAAAGGCACGGAAAAAGGCGGCGAATACGCCATCGAATGGCGTGATTTCAGGGAAAAAAGCAGAGCCTTTTGTAAGGAAACGCAAGTGAAGCCACTGAAAGAGCCGGGATATGTGCAGAAGACTCGACAATATTTTCATTGCAGCGTTGCCACGGGAAACGGATGTTGTCCAGCCTGTGGAAAGTTCGCATCTGTCGGCAGGTCAAAAGATGAATCGGGATTTCGAACACAGTACCGATACTGTTCGTGCGGGAATAGTTTTCAAACCGTTATCAGGTTGGTTCTAAATGATTAGAACACTACACTGCCGCCGATCGCGTAGCCAATGCAATATGCTCGCATGGCACGCTCAGCATCTGAACGATTAACGCTGTTTGAGAACATCCGCGACAAGGTGGAATCAGCCCTTGCGTCTGGATCTCCAGTCGTTTCGTATTCAGTCGACGGCCAAACTGTTCAGAAGGAACCAACCTCAACCTGGCTGGCTGAACTTGACGCACGAATCGCTGACCTTCGATCGCAGGCCGGAACTGGTCTTGCTGGTCGTAAGAACCTTGTGAGGTTCCAGCGATGACAAAATCCCCTTACGTCCAGCGAATCGAAAAAGCAAAACTGCCAACAAGGTTTGACCGAGTTCTTTTTGTAGTGTCCCCTGATCGGGCGGCAAAGCGTGTAAGGGCTCGTGTTGATCACGAAATTCGCATGATGATGAGCGAGCGAGCCGTCGAAAGGTTCGCAGCCTACGAAGGCGCGGAGAATGACCGAATTCGCGGCGAAAAGTGGTTGACGAGCAAGCTCAGCAGCAACGACCAGTTGCAGACGGAACTTGAAACGCTCGTTGATCGGTCGTTGGATTTGTACCGCAACGATTGTTACGCAGCATCGGCAATCAATGGCCGCGTTGACAACGTGATTGGAGCGGGGATTCGTCCACAGTCACGAGTTCAGCCAGAACGCGGCATTATCACGCCAGCGAAGGCCGAAGAATTCAACGTTATGGCTGAATGGCTGTTTTCGCGATGGGCCAAAATTGAGCGATTCTACGCGAAACAGCGACAGCTTGAGCGTTGCAACGGAATCTATGGGGAAAGCTGGCTGGACATCGGCAACGATGACAATCCAACAAAGCCAGTATCGCTTTCTGTGCAGGTGATTTCACCGCAGAGAATCCCCATCGTATCGTATCAGCAGTTGAAGACAGGCGATCGTCGTCGTCTCGGCTTGCGTCTGGATTCAAAATCGCAAGGAGTGGCGGCTTATGTGCGGCGTTCACATCCGGGCGATTCAGAGGCCTATGACCAAACGGAAGACGAAAGAAGCATTGGAACAGAAATTCTCCACTGCTTCGAAGAGCTGTTCCCCGGACAATTGCGAGGCGTTCCGTGGATCGCTCCGGCGATGGCGAGACTTAAAGACCTAAAGGACTTTGTTCACGCGAATCTCATCGCTGAACAGGTCGCAGCGTGCCATTCAGCATTTATCACGGGCATCACAGATCCGGTTGTCATCGCTGAACAAGGCCGATCTCGAAGCAATCTCGAGGATCTGTCACCAGGAACAATTCAGTATCTCGCCGATGGTGAGGGCGTGGCGTTTTCTGATCCTGCAAGACCGGGAACGACGCTCGCTCCATATGTGGAGTGGGCATTGCATGGCGTGGCAGCCGCGATTCGCTATCCCTATGAGTTGCTGGCGAAACAATTTACCAACAACTTCAGCGGCGGACGGCTTGCCTTAATCGACGGCAGAATCACATTCAAGGTTTGGCAGAGTTGCCTGATCGAATCGATGCTGGAACCGGTTTGGGAAAAGTTCATCGACCAATGCGTGTTCCAAGGGGCAATTGACATTGATCCCGTCGTTTACGAGGCGAACCGCTCCCACTTTTTGCAGCACGCATGGATTCCACCTGGTTGGCCGTGGGTCGATCCTGAAAAAGAAGTGACGGCAGACTTGGCTGCAATTGCTGGCGGGCTTCAGACGGAAACTGAATCACTGGCAGCACGCGGAAGAGACTTTGACGAAACGCTCGCTCAGCGTGAACGCGAAGCAATGGCAAAGATGAAGTCACAGGCCCGGATTCGGGACGCGCGAGTTCAACTAGGTTTGCCGGATCCAATGGAACAATCGCGGCCGGTTGGCAAGCCGTCAGCATCATCGAAAGCGGTTCAGGAGACACAAGATGCCACAGCTTGAAACCGTAGCTGATCCCGCATTGTTTCGAACGAATAGAACAGCGGAGATGCCTGCAAAGGTTGACCGCAAAGCCAATATCATTTTCGGTGCAAACCTGATGCAGGTTGGCGAGTTAAATGATGGCGATGCGAGACCGTGGACCGTGGACGCGGAAACATTGTCGCAAGCTCAACAATTTATGAGTCGCGGCAAAAACGGATCAAAGGCCCGATTCACTCATCCAAATATGTCCAGCGATGGAATGGGCTCGTATCTCGGCCGGTGGAAGAATGTTCGCGTTGATGGCGGAACATTACGCGGAGACCTGCACATTGCGGACGCTGCGTTTAAGAGCCCGCAAGGCGACCTCGGAACCTATGTCATGGATTTGGCCGAAAGCGATCCGGAAGCATTCGGAGTGTCACTTGCCACGCGATTGGATCAAAAAGACCTCGAAGAATTTGACCGAAAACGCACGGGCGAGAAATGGCCGATGCGGTTTTCAGACATTCGCGCCGGAGACATCGTCGACGAGCCAGCAGCAACACGCGGCGGCATGTTCGATCTGACGACTCCAGACCTGCGAAACCTTCCTGCTCAGGCAACTCTGTTGCTTTCCACATATTTTGGAGATGCGGAACCTGAAGTGGTCCGAGGTCGCATCAATGCCTTCTTGGACCGGTATCTAGCCAATAAAGGACCAACACCAATGGCCGACGAAAAACCAGTTGAAGAGATCGTTGAACCAACGGAAACGCCCGTTGAGGAAACTACAAAGACAGCAACCGAGACGGAACCGACTGCAGATCTGTCCACAGATCTCGCTGCTGTGGAGCGGGACCGATGCAAGAAAATCCGGGCCTTGTGTGAACTGGCCGGAGCATCCGACAAGTTCAACACGTTCGTTGATAACAATTTCAGCGTTGCGGAAACACAGGCCGCACTGCGTGATATCGTCGCGAAGAAAAGCCCGGTTCTGTCTCAGGCTGTCGCCCAGGAATCAGAATCCAGCGAAGACGCAAAGCTAAAAGCTGAATACGCGGAAATGGTCAAGTTCAAGGTGACGATGGGGCAGTCTGAAGCAGACTACATCGCACACGCACGAAAAAAAACTGCCTGACGTTTGCGGCGTTTTGTTCATTCATTTCAATCCAGAATAAGGAGAGCCGCAAATGGCGGTCACAGCGAATCAGATTGTTAAAAAGCAAGAGGGGTGCGTGCGATCGTACCCAGTTGCAGCGGTTCACATCTACGAAGGCACGCTGGTCTTTCTCACTGCGGCCGGATACGCCACGGACGTGACCGCTACAGGCGTCAACGGCTTCGTCGGTATTGCCAAAGAGGAAGTTGATAACTCGGCTGGAAGTGCTGGTGATCTCAGCATCGAAGTTTGGGTTGAGGGTGACTTTGAACTTACTGTCACCGGTGGTGCTCAGGCGGAAGTCGGTTCTATCGTTTACGGCGACGACAACTATGCCTGCGTCTTCGCAATCGGATCGACGAGCGTCCCGATTGGCCGATGCGTCAAGCATGTGAGCAGCACGAAAGCTATCGTTGAAATTCGGCCAAAGGGTGTGGGTGCTTTGCCAGTGGCTGCACTTACAACTGTAACCATCGCCGATGCCGCTGGCACACCGGACTATGCTTTGTCGGCACTGACGACATCGAGTCCTTACGGGCTGGCGACAGCAGCGGAAGCAATCACCCTGCTGTATGTGATCAAGAACCTGCAGGAACGAGTTCTTGCGTTGGAAAATCGCATTCTCTGATTTTGTGTTTCCGATGCGGAAACCGTTTTTGTGAATCATCATAAAAGGAAATAACAATGGCTTTGGACACAGCAAAAGCAGTGGCCGCATCACGATCGTTGACTGCGAAGTTCAACCGTGAATCATCAGCGGTCAAAACATGGTATCCGACTATCTCAACCATCGCGCCGAGCGATGGGGCAGATGAGTCTTATGGGATTCTCGGAGCAATGCCGAGTGTTCGCGAGTACCTGGGAGATCGGCAGTACAGCAAATTGCGTGGGGCAACCTACACGCTCGCGAATAAGGAATGGGAAGTCTCCCTGGAGATTGAAAAGAAGGACATCGCAGACGACAGGCTGAGCCTGTACGACGGTGCCTTGACATCACTGGCACAGAGAGCAGCCCGCCATCCTGATAAGCTGCTGATGACGGCAATCGTCAACGGCGAATCAACAACCTGTTTTGACGGGCAGTATTTCTTCGACACAGATCACAGCTGGGGTTCTTCAGGATCTCAGGACAACGATCTCACCGGAGCGGCTGCAACGGCAACACAGCCTACCGTGGCCGAGTTTCTGGCAAGCTACGAAACGATGAGAGCCCAGATGCTTTCATTTGTTGACGACAATGGCGAACCGCTTCACGAGGATGTCATTACCGGCATGGATTCCGGTATGCAGTTCGTGGCTTTGGTTCCGCCTGAATTTGAAACAGTTGCCAAGACTGCTTTCAATCAGTCTCTGAAAGGCAATGGCGAAAGCAACATCGTTTTGGACCGGCCAACAGTTTGCTGCTCAACGCATTTAACCAGCGCGGCAAAGTGGTATCTGTTCCGCGTCGATGTCCCTTTGAAGCCGTTCATCTTCCAAGCTCGTGAACCTCTATCATCAACCACTGCCGGCATGGATGACATGAACACAAAAACGATGCAGTTCGGCACATATGCCAGATACAACATCGGTTACGGTGCATGGTGGAACGCTGTTCTCTACACGTTCACCTAATGGCGGTGAAATTTGAGCAACGGAACCGGCGACGGCCGGTTCCGGCTCTGTGAGCATCCGCCATGCTCGCAGGGCATTTTGTGGCGGCGGAATTGGAGTTCATGAAATGGCAGTCAAAGAATTACCAAAGTCAATCACGGTCAAAAAAGGTCCACTCGCAACGGGAACGACGTTCGCGTTTCGGGCCTTCAAAAACAAGGTCGACAAGGACGGAAAAGAAATCGACGAATCCGGCAATATCGAGGTTGGGGATTCGCCAGTCACGATCAAACTGGACACGGCAGACGCTATTCGAGTGAGTCTGGGCAAAAGTGTTCTTTCGATGGTTCAGAAGGGCTATTTGACGGACGTGAATGCCCCACCTCGCAAGAAGTTTGCGGAGAAAGGTGAATAGTGAACCTCCGCGAGCAAATGGCCGTCGATGCGTGTGCGATCCTGAACACCGATGAACTCGGAGAGCAGGCATTGTGGACGCCCTACGGCCAAAGCTCCGGATCGAATCGAACAGTTCGCCTGATTGAACAACCAGACCTGCAAACAATTAGGCGGGCGTTCGTCTGGACGATTCAGAAGACAACGGCAACACGTCAAGGTGATTTGTTTCGCGTTAAGCGTGGCAACATTACTTCGACGTGGCGAGTTCTCTACACAGATCCGGCGGAGACTGCTTTGCAGCGGTCTCATTGCCACCTTCAGTTGACTGACACAATCAAGGCGGTTCGTCGGCCGAAGTACAAGCGGGCGAGCGGGGCAGATGCCTCGATTACTTCCGAGGTTGCGGCCGCGTACCGCTGCCAGTGGTTTCAATCATCGGCAGAGATTGACATAGAAAGCAAACGTCGATCAATGCAGGGCGAATGGTATTGCGTTGTAGAAGAAGTTCCGGAACTGGACACTGATATCACGTTGACGGATTCGAATGGCAGATCGTTTAGGGTTGATCGACTTGAAAAGGGTTTCAACCGCGATGAATTGCCGTATCTGATTTGCTCAAGGTCGGATGTATGAGCATCAAAAGAATTGATCGAACAGTTCAGATGATGCGAGAACTGCAGAAGGAGACGGCAGACGCACTCGAGGCGGCGGCATTAAAGTTGAAAACGATTTCTCAGCAGTCAGTCAGCAGGCGATACGTGAGACGGCCCGGGACCAGAACGGTGGCGCAACAAGATGGCCAAACGCAAACCTAAGACGCTTCGATACCGAGCCGGGAAGCTGCTTTCAGCAACCTCAAAGGCAGGACGAAAGCGGGTGAAGGCTGCGAAAAAAAACATCGCAAAAAGAATCAAGGTAGTTAGCAAGAAAGTAAACAAAGGGAAAAAACGGGCGACACGGTTTCTCAAGTCAAACTCGCTTTCTAAGGCTGTCACGAGACGGGCAAAAAAAGCGAATAGACAAGCAAAGAAGGCGTCAAAAGCATTAAAGCGAATTGGCAAGAGAAGGCTAAGAGAGGCCAGAAGAAGGCTGAAGAAGTTGCCGGGGCAAACACGCAAGGCAAAGCGATTTGCGAAGAAAACACTCAGGGCGGCATCGAAGAACACAACGCGGTTTTTTAAGGCTCGAAAGAAGGCCGCAAGACTTCGAGAACGAGAGAGAAAGATTCAGGCGAGAGATCAGAAACGAGCATTGAGAGCGGAGCAGCGAGCGAGGACACAACTAGACCTGACAGGCACGGCAGACATTACTGGAGCTCGTGTCAGAACATCAAATTCGGATCCGGGTGCGAGCAGGCCAGGTGAACCGCCAAAGATGAGGACAGGAAAAGGCAGGTCGTCAATCAAAGCTCAGTTGAGGCTCAAAGGCAAAAAGCTGGAAAGCCGTGTGTATGTCGACAAGAAGATTGCTCCTTACATGGCAATGTGGGAGTTTCGAAACGACGGCGAGGGCAGACCGTTTTTGAAGCCTGCAGTTGAAGACAACAAAGAAGAATTTAGCAAATTGATTGGGACTGAATTGAAGCAGGCCAACAAAGGCGGCAAGAAGAAAGCGGTTGTTAAGTGAGCACTGGTCTCGATCAATGTTTAATCGAACGCTGGAAAGGAACTGCGGGCCTCGTGTCCATGATTCCTGCTGAGCGAGTCGGAACAGAGATCATTCAAACAAACGAAACAATCGACGCGGACAAAGATCAGGACGGACATTTTGACGACTGCGTTGTTTTGCAAGTTGCGACAGAACCGCACTGGAGAACAAACAGCGGACGAGGCTGGAAAAGCCAAGTGAAAGTGTCAGTCATGTCAATTGATTACGACAGAGGCAAGACTGTCGCTCAGCGTTGTGAAACGCTTTGGGATAGTGGAACGTTTACAGGATCAGAGTCAGTCATTTCGTTCAGCCGGTCAAGTGGTATTTCATCCGAACAGGATGAGTCAACCGGCGTCTGGGACAGCACAGTAAGTTTTGAAATTCATCACAATGGAGTTTGAATATGGCAGACTTTTCGGTAACCGCTGCAAGCGTCGTTAAGACCGCGAACACGGCAATCAGTGAAGGCATCGCAGGTGCGACGATTACGGCAGGGATGGCTGTCTATATCGACACAAGCGACAGCAGCAAACTGAAGGGTTGCGATGCTGATGCATCGGCGTCCAGTGTTGCGGCTGGTATTGCCCTGCATGGGGCCGCAAACGGTCAACCGCTGAAGTATGCGACAAGCGGAAACCTCACATTTAACGCGGCATTTGCAGCTGGTGACTGTGTTTGCGTGTCAACGACAGTCGGCGGGGTCGCTCCTTACGCAGACTTGGCATCTGGCGATTTCGTGACGATTCTCGGGATCGCAACGTCGACGACGAATCTGAAGATTCAAATCAACGCCAGCGAAACTGCGAAGTAAGTCAGGCTGCCGTTTCTCTTCATTCATAACAAGGACTCACGACAATGGCAGCAGGAACTCCGCTCACTGGCAATACGATGACATTCAAGATTGCCGGAACGGCCGTCGACCACACAGCAAAGTGGACCGTCAAGGGCACAGCGGCAAAGGGGCGATACGCCAGCAACTCAACGGCCGGCGGTCGCAAGACGACTGTCGGCGTTAAGGACTGGTCAGGTTCGGCCACACTGTTCATCCATGCTGGGGCCACCATGGCAATGGTGATCGGCACTGAATACAGCGTTGTCTGTCATGGCACAGCATCGAGCGACACAATCACTGGCACAATAATTGTAACTGATGTTGGCGACATCACGTTCGATGCTGATTCCGGTGAACCGGTTGCGTGCGATTTTGCTTTTGACTTCCAAGGCATTCCAACAGGTGCCGGCGCTTTCACTCTCAACTAATCAGGAGTAATCCATGGCGGATGGATTGTTCAATCTCTGCGGTCGGCGGACCGCAGAACTTAGTAAAGACGGCAAAACCTACCGGCTTGAAATCCGGTCGCTCGCTGACTACGCAAAAAAAGAGGAAGCGATTCTTTCCCGCGTTGGTAATCCTTACGCGGGGATTGAATCTATCAAAGATCGTGCGGTTCAACAGATGGCACTCAAGATAGCAGCTGACACGGTCGCACGTCCGCTCATTGCCACGATGGTGGATGAGGATCGATTTGATAGGTCAATGCGTGGACTGTCTTGGTCAATTTGGCGAGCGATGGGAAAGAATCACGCGACGGAGTTTCCACAGGAGCTGCCAATCGAACAGGGTATTCAGCTCGGTGCCAACTTCATCGACTGGTTTGGTGACATTAACGGCATCGTTGAGGCAATCCATAAGATAGAAGAGAAGTCTGAACTGGGAAACTCAAATGGCCTGACGGAAGCGGCGGCGTCGGGCCAGTGACACGGCGAACGATTCCGTGGGCAACAGTGTTTCGCAATGTCGCTGAAAAATATGGATGGACGTTCGAGGAAATCGGACGAATGACCATGTATCAAGTGCTGGTTGCAGCTGGGGCGTGGTGCCCGGAAGATATCTTTGAAAAGAGGCCAGGCTGATGGCGATTACGGTTCAAGAAGCACAGGTCATTTTTTCCGCAGATGGGCTTTCGCAGGTCCAAACTAAGGCGGGAATGGCTGGCCGTGCACTTGATCGAACTACCACGGCGGCAGGCGGGCTCATCAGTAAATTAAAAAGCGTCCGCCTTAATCTGGGCGGCATGGGATCAACGCTGGCAGGTCTCGGCACTGGCGCAGCTGTTGGCGGAATGATGAGTCTCGCAGCTGGAGCAGAGCAAACGGCGATTGCGTTCGAAGTATTGCTTGGATCCGCAGAAAAATCGAAAGACATGATCGAGGCTATGCGAGCGCTCGACATGAAGACCGTTTTCGGAATGCGGGAACTTTCTGACGCTGCGAAGATGATGCTGAACTTTGGCGTTGCCGGTGAAGACGTTGTGCCGGTGCTGTCCATGATCACCGACATCGCAGCGGGCGATTCTGTAAAGCTTGAAGGACTCACAAGAGCATTTGGTCAGGTGTCTGGCGCTGGTCGACTTATGGGGCAGGATCTGAATCAAATGATTCAGAATGGTTTCAGCCCGTTAGAGACAATTAACAAGACAACCGGCGAGTCAATGGCATCTCTGAAACAACGAATGGAGGACGGCAAAATCTCCATCGATGAGGTTCGCCAGTCGTTTGTGTGGGCTACCACAGGGGCGGGCCGTTTTGCTGGCATGAATGACCGCATGAGCCAAACGACTGCTGGGCAGTACGCAAAGCTTAAAAGCGAAGTTGAAATGTTGGCAATTGCAATGGGCACGACATTGCTGCCTGAAGCTAACAAGTTGCTGGAGTGGGCTCGCAAGTTTTTTGATCAGACTGACGAAATGCCATCGACTTTCAGCAAGCTGCAAACGTCCGTTCGCGACTGGTTCACTGAAACACAAGAAAAGTTCGAAGGAATCGGCGTGGTTGTTGGCGTAACTGCAGTTCACATCGCAGATAGATTCCGTGATGCCTTTGACGACATTGTGAGCATTGCCAAAGCGGCGTTTGATTGGATTCAGGCAAACTCTGGCAGAATGGTGGATAACCTCGGAGCCAGAATGCGAGCAATGAAGCAGATGTTGCTCGGGCAGGAAGTAACAGAATTCACTGTTCCGCTTGGTAGGTTTGAAATGCCGGAATTGAAAAGCGGCCGCGGATCGTCATTGATGCAAAAGATCGACGAGGAATTAGCAGCTTCTCGGAGAATTAAAGCAGATCAAATGGTAGCCGAGAACGAGGCGAAAAAAACAAAGAAGGCAGGCAAGGACGAAACTAGCGTTGACCCAAATAGAAGACTACCAAAGCAATTTGCAACGCAAATGGCAGAGGCCGGCCAGTCCAAAACATTTTCAGCAGAGGCGCTTTTTGCTTCGTTGCGAGAATCTACCTTGAGCAAACAGCTCGGTATTGCTCAGTCGTCTCTTTCCGTTCAACAACAGCAACTGAAGATCCAAGAACAGCAACTTGATGTTGCTAAAAAACTCGATTTGGGGCTCGCATAATGTCAATCGATGTCCCATTTGTTGAGCACGAAGAAAGCCCGGTTGAAACAGGAAATCGGGACGGCGATTTTCAGTTTACGCGAATCTTTGTGACGGCGTGGGATGATCGTTGGGCATTTGTAAACGGCATGTTCACGGGTGGGCCGATTGGGCTGCCAATGGTTTACGGTCCCGGATTCCCTGGAGTTTTCGCTGACACCTTCAGCATCGATAAAATTGCACCGAATCCACGGAATGCAATTATTAGCGATCCGCAAACTTCGCAGCTTTCGCACAATGGCGAAGCAAAAATCACCATCGGATATAAGCCGATGGTGCCGACCGAAGACGGAACACTAATTAGTTATGAACTGCAGGAGCAGGGTGAGTTCGTCACGGTTCCAAGTCGCGGATTGAAATGGGCGTCCGATGGGCTGCCATTGCCAGCAGATGTGAACGCTGCCTATGCCACGACAACCAGTCGACATGTTATTACATGGTCACAGGTTGTGAATCCCCCGTGGCAAGTTCTTTCTGAGTGTATCAATCACGTCAACAGCGTTCCGTTTTATGTTCCAGTAACAAAACAATTGATGGCAACTGGCACTCTTCTTTTTGCTGAAAAGTCTGCGTCGATTTCTTTGAATACTCTGGGGCGAACGACGTGGAAGCTTACGCTCACGTTTTTAGAAAAAGCTCAAACGTCGTGGAGCACAACAGGGCAGGCCGCTATCGGCGGCAGCACAGTCTACGGCTGGAACTGGCAGTGGCGTGAGGAGATAGGGGATTTTGATAGACCAAAATCTGCAATCGGCAATGGATATACGTTCCAAGAAACGGACCTGCGGCGGATCTTCGTGTAATGCCAAACAATTTTCAGCCACATATACCAGATTTTCAGCGAGGTGAAAGACTCAGCGCCGCGAGGCTGAATGAGCTGGCCGACGCTATAGCAAAGTTGTTATGGCACAAGCAACAGTCTGCGAACGCAGCATTCGGCGTGAAGCCTCCACTAGAAATAATCGGAAAACTGGATGACGACCTGCCCGCAGCGACAGAGTTTGGAACGACTCCTGGCGAAGCCGTCATGTCAGTTTGGTTCAAGGATCCAAACGGAAACCTAATTGACTCCGGCAGAAATGAAAACATCAAGCAGAGATTTGAATTAGCGCAAGCCAAGTCAGCCGGTGACGAGGTTCGGGCGGCATGGATCGAGGGTGAATGGGTTGCGTTGCCTGACAGTAACTTAACAGTTGCATGGGGAATTCTCGGTCAAGACACTGGAAAAGATGACTGCACGCTGACTGTTGCACTTTATCGCGGGGCGACACTCGAGGAGTTTATTCCGTTCTTGTGTGGGCCGTGCGAAACAGGATCCGGATCTGGCAGCGGCTCTGGCTCCGGAAGTGGATCAGGCGGGGACTGCTCTTTCCTTGACATGGACCTGAGCCTTTGCACAAGCCTAGGCAGCGTGACAGCTCTTGTGCCGGCCGGTTACAAAGCGGGGCCAGTCGGACTGATCAAGATGCCGGTCTGTTCACCAAGTGGCTCTGGAAGCGGCTCCGGCCCGTCAGGCAGTGGGAGCGGATCTGGCAGCGGCGGAACGTGGCAGGGCTGGACTGTGCTCTTTGGGCGGCGGCTTCGATGTGTGACAGAAATTCCGAACAAAATCGAATGTTGCCCCGTCGACGGTCTAAAGATTACCGAATGGAATCGAATATGGTTCTTCGGTGAGACACTGCCGCAGCGGCTTGACCCTTGCAGTACTGGAAGCGGGAGCGGAAGCTAATGGCTGATGCGTCTGCAGATTGCTGCTGTGGAAAGCCGTGTTGCGGGCGTACGAATCTGCCAAACACCCTTTACGCGACGATCACGAAGGTGACGAACTGCAACTGCACAGACTGGCTCGGTCTTGTGATACCGATCACAAAGGCGTTTTGGTATCCAGAAACGGCGGGAACAGTCAACTGGGGCGCGTCGATCATCGGGCCGTGTACAGTAATTAATGGCGTCGATACTGCTCAGCGTTTTGCGATTAAGCTCGAGTGCACAAAGGGGCCAATTGGCCAGATAGGCATCCCATCCGACCTAATTCTCTACACCGGCGATTGTGGCGGCTCCAATTCCGACGGTCCCTGCGATCCGAGCGATCCTATAGAGCAGGTGGCACCGAACAACGTGGCAACGATTAAGCCTCTCGAGTCGCAGTGTAACCCGTTGATTCTCGTCTACACGATTGCGGCTTTTGAGGCGAGATGTCAAGACCCAATGAATCCGCTTGGTGCGTTGGATGTCGAGATCACCATCACGGAGTAAGGCAATGAAAGAGATTATTGCAATTGTGTTGGTCGGCCTACTCGCATTTCCGGGAGCCTATTCTGTAGCTCTGATTGCAAACGGAGGGGCGGAACTGGAGCGGGCAATGGTCGAAGAAATGCAGGAAGAGGCACGGCAAAAGGATCTTGAGCTATATCTGTCGATCAAGCCAGAACACAGGTGGCAGCAGTGAGGCAGCTCTTCGGAAGAATGCACGACATAGCATCAGGCGCGGCCGGTCTGCCAGTCGAAACGGCCCAACGTTATCGAGAGCAGTGGTCGGCAGAAGGCTACACGCTTCCGGAGTACGACGAAACAGCGGCGGCCAGAGTGATCGATCCACAGAACCGCCCCGGCGATGTCCTGCATGGAATTCTGCGAGAAGAACACGGGTTCAAGGTCGCTTCATGCAGGTGTCAGGTGTGGATCGACAAGATGAATACCTGGGGGCCGTCCGGATGCAGAGAGCATTTGACGGAGATCGTCGAACACCTTTACGACGAGGCTTCAACGAATCCGCAAGTCAGCCAAGCGATTCGGCTCGGCTTAAAGGTGCCAGTCATTGGACCGATCGAAGGCAGGCGAAGAATTACGGCGATTGTCAGGAGAGCGATTGAGATGGCAGAGACCGCCCCGAACCGAAACACCACTCAAGACGAACTGGCGATTCGTTTGGCTTCACCCGCGCACAAATGGCCCGCAGGTTGGCGAGACTGGCCGAACGTGATCGAGTATCACCGGGAGCTGCTGAAGGCGGAACTCGGAAGAAAGTCACAAGAAAGTCGGATCGATGGCAATTCATCCCGAGCGATTCTCATTCCTGCTGGCGGGCGATGCCAAATTTACGACAAGTCAGCCCCGCAGTTTTACTTCTGGGGAGCCTATGCCGCTGCTTGGGTTCTGCGGTCGTACGGCTGCACTCTGCCGATCCAGTTCTGGTTCCTTCCAGGCGAGATGAAAGAGATCGAGTTCTGCGAGCTTCACGCGCGACGAGTGGCGGCAACCTGTCATGTGGTCGATACAAGCGGAATGCGATGCGTGCACGGTTGGCAAATCAAGATCAATGCCATTCTGCAGAGCGAGTACACCCAGATCATCCATCTGGATGCTGACAACATCGTAACTCGAGATCCGTCGTATCTGTTTGACTGCGAGGCTTTCCCGAAAAATGCGGCAATGTTTTGGATGGATAACCCAAACGTGAACGACTTTCACGGGCGAATCATCGAAGATCAGTGGAAGCGAACGGGCTCTGATCGACGGGACCGGATCAACGACATCGAGACAGGCCAAATGGTGATCGACAAAATCCGAGGGGCCAAAGCACTACAAATCGTGAAGCACTTCGCGGATCGTGCCGACTATTGGGAAGGCTTTAACGGTGGCGAACGTGGCGTGTGGTATGGAGACAAAACCTCGTTTCATATGGGGTTCAAGTTGACCGAGACAGCGCATCACATTCAGCCGTGGAACCGGTGGAATGCTGGCGGGTTCTATGAACACTGCGATCCGTCTGGCGATGTGATCTTCCAGCATGCCTGCCATCGGAAGGGCCATCTGAACAACGGCCATGCAATCCAAAACCTGAAGGGGAATCAGCTGATCGAGGAAGCGGCTGCTTTCAAAGGCCCGCTGGAGTTTCTGGACGGATCAATCGAGGATGCTCTTCGCTGCATTGCTCCGGAGCGATGTTTTGCAATCGAGCCTGATCGGATCAGCCGGGAAACGTGGCTGGATGTGCTCGGCCGGAACGAATACCTACTGGCTCCGACGATCCCGGCCAATGCCGTCGTGATCGATATCGGGGCAAACTCCGGAGCGTTCAGCTATGCCTGCCTCCGTCGCGGCGCTGGCCTTGTTCGGGCATTCGAGCCGGGGCCAGTTGCTGAGCTGGCATCGAAGAACTGCGAAGAGTTTGGCGAGCGGTTTGAATTGATCCAGCGAGCCGTCTGGAGGTCTGACGAGCCAGTTGAGTCGCTGTCATTGGCTCCATCGCATCGAGAAAAGCACTCGGGATCTGTCTCGGCTGTACTGCCAAAAACTGGCCACGCGATTACAGCTGCTGCGATTGATTTGGATTCGGTGCTAAGGAGATTTGAGCGGATCCACATTCTGAAGCTGGACTGCGAAGGATCGGAATACCCAATTTTGATGACGTGCACAGAACTGCATCGCGTCGAACACATTCTGGGCGAGTATCACCACGTTAACGCAGCCTGGTCGATCGATGGGCTAAAGCAACATCTTGACTCGGTTGGATTCGAGGTTTACCGAATCATTGCGCACGAAAAGACTCATGGAAACTTTTGGGCACGAAGGAAGTCACCAATCCCCTGAAGCGGATAAAAAGCGGCGGGGATGCACAGCATTGGGGGAGGATGGCAGCACTACCGGGCCATCCTCGCTGTGTTAAATCACCCCGCCGCGAGCCGTTCGGCGGTCATACTTACCAGCCCCTGTGCGGACGGGTCCAGACGGCGATAGGCTGACAGCAGCGTATCTTCAGACGACTGTGCCGCGCCGAACGATTGCGGAACTCTGACCCGATCCATTGCGGCGGTCAGGATTTCCAAGGCCGGAACGTAATGGTCCCGCGTGCCAAGACCGTGGCCATGCAGCAGAGCCCCGGCATCTGATGACACCTTCGACCATTCTGTGATGCCTCGGTCCCTGATTTCGCTGGGAAGTATTCGCGGGATGCTGGCCAGCGTGCAAACTCGCTGCAGTTCGCCCCTCACAATGACCTGCGCGTGATCGTTGCTGCACTTGTAAGGAAGCCTTACAGGTTGAAGCCATTTGGCAAGCCATTTCGGGGCTGGTATGCGGTGCTTGTGGCCGGTCTTGTTTGCTTCCCAATAGATTGACCTCCAAGCCGGATCCACCTTGAGCTGAAGCCGGATTGCATCTTCCAGCCGAATGCCGCACCAATACGTCAGCACAATCAGTTGGCAGGACCACGGAGCCAGCCATTGCCAAATTGTGTCGATGTCTGAAATCTCGCACGGTTTGGGATCGGGCTTTGGTTTCTTCACGGTGTTCTGCAGGACCGGGCCGCCAGCATCGATGACGATGGTCCGCAAATCCTTGACGGCACCTTTTATTGTCCACTCGGGAACCTTGTCACGTCGAGCCGCTTGGATGTACTGCTCAACATGGGCCTGTGTGACCTTGCTGGCTTCAATTTCGCCCACGACTTCAGCAACTCGCTGACAAGCGTAGATGGGTGTTTTTGCTATTTGTTTGCGGGCACAGTATTCCCGTGCGTGGTCAACGATATTCATCGTAGGTTTATCCAGTGACGTGACTCCATTCACTGGCGATTAGATATTGATTTGAGTCACCCTATGTTTCGGCAAACTCTTTTGATTTCGTGAACGTTTTGGATTGTTGAAGATGTGCGGACATTCCCACCTGGTACTAGCGTCGCGCCACCTTCAGGAGCTAGTGGGGTAACTCCCATGGAGGTTCAAGTCCTCTCTTGCGCAATCCCCGAGGGTGCAACGGCTGATTGATCGACAAAGTCTGGTCAGCCCGAGCGTCTCACCCCTCGGGTTTTTTCTTGCGTTACTATAGAGACACGCTACACTTCGGAGCATGATCATGACAGAACAAAAAACCTACTCCGTCAAAGAAGCCGCGAATGAAGTAAGGCTTTCGCGTGCAATCGTATCACGTCTTTGCCAGCGTGGTTTGATCGGAACGAAGTATGAATTCCCGGAGTTTTCGCAGCATGTGTATCGGCTGAATGAAGACGATCTGGAAACGCTCAGAGACCGCAAAAAAGACTGGCAGAAAAAACTCAAAAAAAAATCGGCTTAGTCGGGTTGACACGATTGTAGAGGGTCTCTACAGTTCCGCCCGTGTTGAGTTTACGGATAACTGATTCGCGTGAGACCGAATCAGAGATCCATCGAATCAGACTTTGTCACTGGGCCGTCTCGGTCCTTCCGTCACGCATTGATTGCGGTCGGAGATGTGGCGCAGATGGAATCTGCCTTTCGCATGGAAGGCGATTAACGGTGTTGCATGGCTACATGCACTGTGCAGGAGTATTTCGATACTCTGATGCGAATGCCTGATCATCAGTTCGTTGCCGGATTCTTGGCTACTAAGAACTTTGAGCCGTTTTCGCTCGATCAGCTCAGCGCCATACTAAAACGGTATGCGTCACTGACAATGAGGCCAGGAAAAAAACGGCAGCCAAAACCACAAGAAAGCCTGTACGTAGTCTATTGGATTACCAGCAAAAGCGATCTCAGCATTCCTCTGTACGTTGGAATGACAAACAAGCCAGCGCAACGATGGAATCAGCACAGAAACGGTTCGCTGCAGTTAGTGCGAATTAAAGACAAGTCTCAGATAACAATGACTGTTGTCGAGACCATCGTCGGGACGCAGGCACAGGCACTTGCTGCGGAATCAAAGCACATCCTCGCAGCGTTTGCGATAAATCCAAATTTGTACAACCGCACAAACCCACTGAAGGGTACTGGCGGTGACAAATGAATATGACGACGTTTGAAGACCTATCTGTCGAAGCGTTGGCAATCGTCGCTAATGACGCAGCAGAGCAGGTTGAAACAAATGCACGGCTAACAGTCGAGAACGCGGAGCGATGCGGTAGGGCAATGCTGGCCGCAAAAGAAAAGCTTCCGCATGGTGAGTTTTTGCCGTGGGTGGCTAGGGAATTCAACTACAGCCAGCAAACAGCAAGCCGCTACATGACGATTGCGGCAAATTACTCACGGGTTGGTGGTTTGACAGAAGCCACAAGCATCAATGAGGCCTTGCGTCTGATTTCGGAAGATCCCGGAACGCCGAAACGCGCAAAACGTGGCTCTGTGACTGTGGTAGAGCCAACGTCAGATCCCGCAGAATCAAAAGACGTTATCAATGTCGACTCGAAGCCAGTTGATTCGAAACCACCAAAGCAGTCCAGCAATCCACGCAGCGATGCGGCTCCGCGAAACAGCAAGCCAGCCGCGCCGGAATTTGATCTCGGCAGCAGCCTGGACGAAGACCGCAGTGCAATCCTCGACATGGCTGGCGATTACTCAGCGGCAAAGCAGTTAAGGCATTTTATTGTGATGCTGCGGAAGGTTGCCACTGATCTGGAGGTGACAACACCATGAACCAACAATGCTTCGCCTTCGACGCGCCCGCAAAGATCAGCCGCAAATCCGACCCGATCACCAGCCAGAAGTCAGCGGCGGAAACAGAGCCAAAGCTCAGCACATGCGTCGGCAGAATGCTGACGGTCCTGCGAGAGTCGCAGTCGGCACTGACTGGCCGCGAAGCTGGTCGCAAATGTGCTTTGCGATGGCCAGACCATGAGGCTGACACGTACCGAAAACGAATCAGCAAGATGGTTGATGATGGATTGGCGGTTGAGGCTGGCGAAAAGGTTTGCGACGTAAGCGGAAAGATGGTCACGACGTACAAAGCAAAGGAGCAGCAATGAGCAGGCAAGTAGAAAACCTGATTGGCCGCACGTTCGGAAGTCTGACCGTTATCGCAGGCCCTTTCAAGTCACCACGCAACGCACAGCGAACACGTTTCGAAGCTGCATGGAAGTGCCAGTGTGTTTGCGGGAATTACTGGTTCGCATCAAGCGGACATCTGCGACAGGGAAACGTCACGTCGTGCGGCTGTGTTCGCGCAAAGCTTGCACTGACCAAACGAAAAAGGAGCCTCGAACATGCTCGCTGAGATCGCAACAAAGTGCTTCGTGTTTCTGATTCTCGTGATGCTTGGATGCTTTGCGGCTGGATCGTCTGAGATCGCATGTGAGCGGACAGAACGCAAGCGAATCGAACGGCAGATCCGTGCGAAGTATGGCCGGACGTATTGAAGAAAAGTGCTGCGGAAACGTCGGAATGCAGCCTTGACCAAAAGTCAACGACGTGACAGCTCGGAGAGACGGCGATTTAAATCACTAACCGGCGAGCGCAAGGGTGCACCGGATTTCGGCCGGTTCGTCTAGTGGTTAGGGCGGCGGGTTTCTCGCAAACGTTGGTTCGAATCCAACACTGGCCAATCGGAAGCGGTTACAAGCGGTCGACCGTGAAACGTCGCTAAGTCGAAGGAATCGAACCGCGTTTTGTACTCCTGCGAACAGTCGCCAAGGGTCGGCGTTTTTAGCAGTCACGCCGAGACTGTTCGCAGGTTTGTTCTCCCGTGAGCGGTCCAGGTAGCACTGATGGCGTGCACAGACGCCATGTACCGCTCACGGGTTTTTGTTCTGAATGAAAGGATTTCAGCATGTTGGTACTCGGAAGGAATTATGGACAGGAAATCATCATGACTGTGGGCGATGAGACAATCATCGTCAAAACGATCGAGATGACTGGTCGACAGGTAAAGCTCGGAATCACAGCGTCTCAAAACGTCAGAATCGATCGCAAAGAGATTCATGATGCGATCATGGAGACAGGATTCAATCCGGAAGCGAATACGGTGAAGCCCACGGTTATTCGAATTGGCGAGCGACTCCCCGGCGAGCTGATGAGGAGAAAGCCGCAATGACACGACGCAAGGCGGGCAAGAAATCAAAACGGATGCACATGCCGACAGGTCACAAGCCAGTGACACGAGATCCAACGCCAGAGGAAATATGGGGCACGGAAACCACGATGGGGCTTGCTGAGCAAATCAGGCTGGAGCGTCCAGACCATCCAGAAAACAAGGGCATGTATCGGGCTCCGATGATACGGGAATGCAGCACGAAAATGCTTCCTGGCGGCAAAGGCGTATTGAGGGGGCAGGGATGAAACTGACAGCAGCAGAAAAGCGGAAAAACAAGGTCGAGAAGATGGCGACTCGTCTCGCCGCGATGGCTCCACAGAACCGCATTAACGACGTTGCCAAAGTGTTTCAAAAAATCGTTCGCATCAGGGCGGCAGACAAGACTGGTCACGTGCGCTGCGTGACATGTGGGAAAGAGCGATTATGGAATGATCCAGACATGAACGCTGGCCACTACATCAGCAAAACGCGACACGCCACAGCGTTTCATTTCACGAATTGTCATCCTCAGTGTGCAGCCTGTAATGACCGCAAACGACGTGGAAATAAGTCAGCGGAATACGAGCGATACATGCTTGAACGATTCGGTGAAGAGGTTGTAGCGGATTTGAAACGATGTGCAGCGGAAACGGTGAAATGGACATGCGAGGAACTTGCGGAGAAGAAGATTCAGCTTGGAGAGATGCTGAAGAAAACGATGTCAGACCGGCCAATGCTTACGACCGCAAAACCGGCGACGGAAACTGGCTCGAAGCGTCGCTGAAAATGCTTCAGCAAGCGATCAAAGGAACTGAGGCTGTTTCGACTCCCGAGCCTCACAAATCTATGCGTTAAGAGTCGGGCGAACTGGCGAGCTGTTTGGCAAACGGCAACCAGTAATTCCGTGCGAACCGGGTTGAAACATAATAGGAGGAAACATGGTTAGTGTTTGGGATGATGAAGTTGAAATTGAAAAGCCGGGGTTGTTTGGTAAGCCTCCGGGAATTTATGAGAACATAGCGTTCGATGATTATGGGATGATTCCTGCAATAAATCACACGCGATTGGTCCGCATCGATAAGAGCCCGATGAACTATAGAATTGCGCCAGACCGAGAACCATCGCAGGCTTTTGCTTTAGGTTCATTAGTGCACTGCGGCAAGCTGGAGCCTGATTCGCTTTCCGAGCGGTACGTCATGCAGCCGGATTTTGCAAACAGTCCGGACAACAAAGATCAGAAGGGAACGCGATCCACGTCAGGTGCAACTTCATGGTGCAAACAGCAGGTTGCGGCGTTTGGTGTTCAGGCTGCTGAGTCAGGCCGCCAGGTGATCACTGAAGCACAATGGCGACAGTTTGACGGTGCAATGGCGGCTATGAAGACCTGCCCTCAGTTTGTTCGCGACGTAAACAACAGCGAAACAGAATTGACGATCGTTTGGAATGACAGACGGACCGGGTTGCTTTGCAAGGCTCGTATTGATGCGGCCATGCGGGGCAAAAAGCTGATTGACCTGAAGACCTGCGACGACTCGCAATCGAGCGGACCATTGGCGACGGAGTTTGAATGGCGTTTGGCCAAATACCACTACGACAGCCAGGCAGCATGGTATTCCGAGGGCTGGTACACGCTGACCGGAGAAAAATTGCCGTTTTGGTTTGCGGTCGCAACTGTCAACAAGCCGCATCAGTGCATCTATGCACCAGTCGGGGAAATGTCCGTTGAGGTCGGCCGCAACAAAAACATCCTGCGAATGGCCACAGTCCTGCGATGCAAGCAGGAGGATAATTGGCCGGGCTATGAGTCTCCCGAGTTGTTTGAACTTCCTGAAAAGTATCTACCAGAAGAGGTGAGTCTGTGAGTGCTGTTGAAGAGAATTGGGTTGCAAAAACCATCGTGCCTAAAAGTGATCAGTTAAACGCTGAAGACCTGCTGACTGGTCCGATCACGGTCAAGATTACCGACGTTAAACAGGGGGCTGCAGATCAGCCGGTTGTGGTCTGCATTGATGGCGGCCGTCAGCCATACAAGCCATGCAAGACGATGCGAAAAGTGCTCGTAGGTTTGTGGTCAGATCGTGCGTCGACATGGATCGGCAAGCGGATGACGCTGTACGCAGATCCGAACGTGAAATGGGGCGGCGTTGCTGTCGGTGGCATTCGCATCAGTCACATGAGCGACATCAAAGAAAAGACCGTGATGATGCTCACGGAAACGCGAGGAAAGCGGGCTCCCGTGACAATCCTTCCGATTGCCTCGGAAACAGTCCTGGACGTTTACAGGCCACATCTGAAAGGCCAGTCAAAGCCAGTCCTTGCAATCAGCAAGAAGATTGCTGAAGCATTTAACGCAAAGGATGCGACCGCGTTTGATTCAATCGAGGCTGAAATCAGCCAGATCGAAGACCAAGCAGGAAATGATTTGCTGAAAAGATTTCTTGCCGATGTGTTGAAGGCTTTGACGGAAGGCGGTGCGGCATGATCGAGCAATACAGGCTGCTTGAGGTTGGCGAAGCAATTCAAATTGGCGACGAATTTCAGCCGATGTTTACTGAGTCGTGGTATCGCATTTCGGAGCAGCGACGCGCGATGGTGATGAGCGGATCACATGTTCCGCATCGTCGAAAACTGCCATCACCAACAGGCATTGAAGCGATTGTCTGTGCGGACATTGCAGAGCGTCAGAGGCTCGGCGTGGCAAAGTACGGCACAACGGTCAAAGACAACCCACTGACGCTCAAGCAGTGGCTACAGCACGCTTACGAAGAATGTTTGGATCAGGCTGTTTATCTCAGGAGGGCGATTGATGAAACGTAAGACACGGTTTCACGACGAATGGTTTTCGATCTACGGCTACGAGATGCCTCCGCACGTTGAGCGATTACCAATCGCGGACATTCAGCAGGCGATCGACTTTGGCCGGAATAAGCATCGGCCAGTGACGGAAACTAGTGGCAGTGACGATTCGTTGATGGAATTTGATACGCACAAGCAGCACTGACATGACGCATCGACAAAGACTGCAATGGCTGGCCGAACGTGGATTTGTTGCGGAGGACCGTGGCATTGTGCACGCAACACTCGGAACGTGCACACGGATTGACGGGACGCGGCTTGGAATTGAAGAAACGTTCTGGCTTGCTGCGCGTGACGGGCAGTCTTTGTTGTGGACAAGCAGCGATCCGCCGATCAGTTGGGAGGAGCTGCAGGCGTGGATAACGGAAAAGCCAGAGGTGAAGAAACCTTTGGCGGCGCAAAGAAATCTTTTCGGGGATGATGAATAAAGCCAATGTAATTCTGAGAATGGCGTCAGGCATTTACAGAAGGTGGCATTAGAAAGCGTTTGGCTATTTAGATTTTCCGCAGGTTAAAGATAATACGGGCGTGAAGTTGAGTAGAGCCGACTTCGCGATTAACTTGATTGCATCGGGTTCGCCCGATTTAACGCCCGTTGTCAGGAGGTGCTCTACCCTTTTGGCAGCGGGTTTTTTATTGGAGTCGCTGGATGGAATCTGTTGGCGAGATACTGAAAGAGTATTGCGAGCCTGAACTTGCCACGGAAGGCGATTACAAGACGGAAGATGAAGCTAAGGCTGATTTCGAGTTAGCCGTAAGAAGCACGCAATGCTTCAATGTCTATAAGGAAATCGACTGCTGGTACTTTGGCGGCTCTGTATTTGGAGACAAGCCAACAGGGCGGATTGACTTTGTTTTAACCCCACGCCCACAACTAATTGGCAATGGGTGGGTTAATGGATGTGTTGGCGTTGAGGTCAAGAAAAGCGGTCACAAAGTCGGGCCGATGATTTGCCAAATGATCGACTATTCAAAGGCCGTTTTTCGGCTTCCGGAGTCGTCCGGATGCTCTCTTGTTTGCATGTCTGCAATCGTGGCCTTCCCGTCGTTCAAAGCCAAGGGGGCCATTCAAAGCATCATGGCAAACAATAGGATCGGAGTGGCCTCATTTAGTCCGCGATCGTTTCAATTCACGATGGGCGGGGCAAACATTTTTTGGCATGGTTCAAATGAAACAAAAGTGAAGCCGTTCGCGTGCGGCTACAAGAACGGGAGCAGGTGAGATGGTGGAAAAGTCACCAGCGTTTCAGTTTTACCCTCAAGACTATCTGGCTGACCCTAATGTCGCTGAAATGACGTTAGAAGAACAGGGTGCCTACATTCGGCTGATTTGTTACGCATGGATAGCTGGAAGCATACCGGCAGATCCAGAGCGATGCGCACGACTAGTTGGCAACGGATGTTCAATTTCCGTTGCAACGAACGTTCAACGAGCGTTCAACGAACCGTCAACGGACCCTCAACGACTACTGCATAAACGCGTCGAAAAAGAACGTCAAAAACAGGCGATTCGACGTGAACAAACATCGTCAGCAGGGCGTCAATCTGCCGCGAAGAGAAACGCAAGTCGTGAGCTATCAACAGGTTCGAACAAGCGTTCAACGAACGTTCAACGAAAAGTCAACCCTTCATCTTCATCTTCTGATGAAGATGTATGTGTGTCGAATAGCGAATCGCATGTTGTCCAGTTCGAGGGCTTCTGGTCTATCTGTCCTCGGAAGACTGCGAAGGGCAGCGCGCGGAAGGCCTGGTTGAAAGCAATCAAACTCGCGCCGCCAAGAACAATCATTCAGGCGATGGAAAGCTACGCAAAGTCGATGGGCGGGAAAGATCCGCAGTACATCGCACATCCGGCAACTTGGCTGAACGCTGAACGCTGGTTGGATGTTCCTGAATGCCAGTCTTCAAAAGTCGACATTTACGACCTGTCGTCACCAGAAGCCAAAGCAAGACTGGAAAAAATGTTTTTGGACGGGCTTAACTCATGATTGAACCAAATTTTTCAACAGTCCCTGAAGAACTCGTGAATCGCCGCCAGTGGGTTCTTTGGCGGCTAATTGTGCGAGACGGTAAGGACACAAAAATCCCGTGGTCGGTTTACGACAAGCCAGCCAGCTCGACTGATTCCGAAACATGGCACGAATTTGAAAGCGTTGTGATGCGGTACAGGTCGGGCTACCACGCTGGGATCGGGTTTGTGTTCGTGGATGGAGACGGTTTTGCTGGAATAGATCTGGACTCCTGCAGGCATCCAGAGAGCGGCCTGATTGCTCCGTGGGCTCAGCAGTGGCTCGACAAGTCTGAAGACGCCTACGCTGAAGTGAGCCCGTCAGAAACCGGAATAAAGATTTGGGTGCGGTCGGAAATGAAGCTCGACAAGGGCCGGAACATCAAGATTGACGAGGAAGCGCTGGTGCCAGGGAAAAAACCGGGGATCGAGATTTACACGCATGGCCGGTACTTCGCAGTCACTGGAAAGAAGCTGAAGGATTTTGCACGATGAGTTCCGGAGATGCATTGATTACAGCCGTTCTGGAAACATACGGCGCGGCACAACCACTGGAGTATCATCACCAGCGTGATTTTCGCTCGGAAGATGCTGTTGTCGAGCGAGCTGCGAAGTACGTCGAAAAGATGCCTTCAGCAGTGTCTGGAGAAAATGGCCACGCAAAGACGTACCACGTCGCCTGTGTTTTGGTCAAAGGATTTGAGCTGTCGACCGATCAGGCAATGAGCATCCTGAAAGAGTTCAATGCTCGATGTGATCCCCCCTGGTCGGATCATGAGTTGCAGCACAAGCTGGACGACGCTCAGCGAGCAACAGGCCAGAGCGGATATCTGAGAAATGCAAAGCCGGAGCGATGGGATTCGGTCAGCGTCCCACAGTACGCAGAACCAAAGAAGAAACAGAAGCCAGTCGAAAAGGTTGAGCGGTCAAAGCCAACGCGCAGGAGCCTTCGCGATGCCGTGAGGCAGTCGATTGAGCATTCAGCCACAGGAAAGAAAAACCTGATCGACTTGGGGATTCCAGCGCTCAACCGCGCGATTGGCGGCGGTGCTGAGTTTGGCGAAATGATCATGATTGCTGCAAGACCATCACATGGGAAATCGGCAATGGCTTTGCAGATGATCGACCAGATGACGAGCGACGGAATTCAGTGTGCATTCTTCTCTGAAGAAATGAACTCATTGACGGTCGGAAAGCGGGTGCTGCAGTTTGTTGTTGCGACTCCGGAGACAATGTGGAACGCTAATAGACAGAAGCTCGAAACAGACGTTGAGGCACATTTCCACGATCGGGCCGAATGCGAAGTTATCGAGAATTGCAGGACTGCTGAGCGAGTTGCGGAAGAGATTCGTGAACTGGCAGCCAAAGGAGTTAAAGCCGTTGTCGTGGATTATGTGCAGTTGCTGTCCAGTTCTGGAAACCGATTCGAAACAGTAACAGCCAACAGCGTGATTCTTCGAAAGGTCTGCACAGAAACCGGAGTGCTGCTGATTGTGCTGGCTCAAATGTCGAGAGCGATCGAGGGGCGAGATTCATTCATTCCAAAAACATCAGACCTTCGTGAATCTGGACAACTCGAACAGGATGCTGATGTGCTGCTGTTTTTGGTTTGGCCGTGGAAGCTGAATAGCGAGAAGCCAAAGGAGGAATACGTTGTCTTCGTAGCGAAGAATCGGAACAGAGAAATCGTCGATGTTTGTGTGCAGTGCAGGTTCGATCCGGCGAGACAGAAAATAACTGGAGCCGGTCCAGATACGTCTTCAATTGATTGGGCAGAAAGGCGATTTGCCAATTGAATTGGAGTAGATGCACATTCCGTATACAATAATAATTGACGCGAGCAATTCGCTAGGTAATATTCGTAGACGGAAAACCACAATGAAGAAAAAACTAAAAGGCCGACCGAAGAAAAAGAGGACCGAAGTTCTTGTGAACGTCAACGTGCGAGTTTCGCAGGCCGTGAAGAAGATTGTTGAGAGCTGGAAGAAAAGAAAACGCGAACGGCTCGAGAAGGCTATTAAGGCTGAGCAGGCAACAGAGGAATAGAACATCCGCTGTTCATGGCGTTTTGGGTGAAAACATTGGGTTTGTCGTCAAAAAGTGGTATCGCTGTGCATTTGGGGAAAGTTATGAAAAACGTGATCGGTATGGCTTTGATTCTGGCTGGCATTGTCTGCGGTTTATACGCGGGCGTTTGGTGGGCATTCATTGGCGGAATCATCAACGTGATCGAGGCTGTGCGGGCAGAAGAACTAATTGCTTCGCATGTTGCTATCGGTGTCGCAAAAGTCGTGTTTGCTGGTGTGATTGGTTGGGCGTCTGCGGTCTGCCTCGCACTTCCAGGGGTCGTCCTGCTGCAGAATCAACAGAGGTAATTGCATCCGCTAGGCGCGCGGAAGTTCAAAAACATTGGGGATGGTCCGATGGCAGGCGGTGGTCTGGCACTGGTGGCTGGGATTCGGGAAGTTGAGGCTGAATCTCACCTGACAGCGTTCGCAAAAATGGGCGAGATGATCCTCGGCGAATGAGCAGCGGTATTCCGTTCCGGTAGTCTTTTAGGTGATGACTAATGGGCGAAGTCGAAATTAAAATCGGCAGGGAATGGTGTCGCGTGCATGGTCGGACGGCAGCAATCGTCGCGGACGGCCGGAACTCCATCCCAGACACGGCAACAGGTGCTCTGTGCTATTGGGTGTTGCAGTTAATGCTGCACGGGTATTGAGGATCGGTTCGTGGTTCCTCTGTCCCTAAAAACATTGGAGTTATTGAAAATGGGTTACAACTTGGCGATAGGTGAAGCTGAAGTAGATTGGTCCGAAGACATGGTCAGAATTGACGTTGTCACGGTAAAACTTGATGAGGCTCCAGCATTCGGAGAACCAACGGACCACACAAACACCCGGTGGCCCTCGTACACGTCGTGGTCGAACTTCTGCAAAAACATGGGCATCACTGACATCGTATTGAATCGCAGGAATGGCGGATGCGATGAGTTTGAGTTGCCGGACGAAACTTACGTCACCTGCTTGATGCCTGAGCACCCTGGCGTTGCTCCAGTGACTCAGAAGCATCTGGACTATATCGAGGCGAAAGTCAACGAGTACAAGGCAAAGCATCCAGATCACAGGGCTGAGTATCCACCACCAAAGCCAGATGCCGTTCCAATGGTTCCGGGAACAACGATGTATCGTTCCGAGGATCTGGTTAGTGATCCGCGATACGACGGCGATTTGTGCCGCGCTGAGTGGCTTCTATTCTGGATGCGGTGGGCTATTGCAAACTGTAAAAAACCTGTGTTCTTCAACAGTTGATCAACAGCGGTCTGGTACTCCGCGTTTACTTTTTTGGAGTAGTAAATTGATGAACATCAGCGTTTGGGATATTGAGGGCGAAGTTTTTCACTATTTGCAATTGGATGGCGATGAATCTGCATTGCGATTGCAAAGTGAATATCTCGGGGTAACCGAGAAAGCGTTTCTGAGTGGTCGAGACGGTGGACTTATTTCGGTTGGCGTAGTCGATGGGAAATTGACAGTCAGTCTATTTGATAACGGCAGCGAAGATCCGTTGAGGGTTTCGTTTGACAACAACACGCGGCGATGGATCGTTATGCAGGCGGGCGAATAACAACGGAGTGACGCTACCTCTAGGCGCAGGAACATTGGGGAAACAATGAAACAGATCACTTGGGAATTTCTGCGAAGCATCGGTTTTCGCTTCACATCGCATGGCGTGGATAACACGCCGCACATGATTCTTCCAGTCCACCAGAATCAGGAGGCTGGGCTGGAGATCTGCCCGAACAACTTCACCCGTCCTGATTGGTGTATATGGCTTCGCAGCGATATGGCACACTCAAAGTGTCGGTTCTGCTTCTTGCGATACGTCAAGACTGAGGATCAGTTGACGAGACTGATCGAAGCGATTACCGACAGTCCGGTTCAGCGGGAGGAATTCGACGCTGACAGGTTCGCGGAATCACTGAAGGAAGAACAGGCTGACTGTCTTCGCAGGTACAAGGAATATGCTTTGAATGACCGCTGGGGCCGCGTCCCTGGCGGATTGTGACCAACAGAGGAATAACTGTCCTCTGTCCCTGTGGGCAGACAGAAAGGAATTGAAAGTGATATCAGCTTTGGTCGGCCATTTGGCTGGAGATTACCTGGCACAGAACGACTGGATGGCGCTCAATAAAAAGCGATCCAGCTTACACTGTGCCGTGCATTGTGCAGTCTGGACGACATTTGTCATGCTGTTCGCTCAGTGGCCTCTGTGGACGGCGTTGCCGTTGTTTGCATCGCATTTCCTGCAGGACAGAACTCAGATTGTCGCGTGGTACATGGACGCGGTCGGACAGAAATCGTTTCGCACTGGCATCTGTGCCCCGTGGTCTTCAATCGTGGTCGATAACGTTTGGCATGTCGTAACACTGTGGATTCTGTGGAAGATTGTTGGGTACTGACCAACAGCGGACTACCATACCGCGTTTACTTTGAGGGGCGACTGTGGACATTAACCAAACGCAAGCATTGTTGTATGAAATCCGTTCGTCTTGGTGGGCAAGCTGGGTGTCAAATGCATTTTTGCAGGATGTTGCATCTCGTTATTTTGCGTGGAAAGTCAGGCGGAAGTTCGGCCGGTACAAGCGAATGATTGCAATTCACGAACGCTTAAAACCACTGCAATAAGCAGCGGATCCGGAAACCGATAACAGGAGGAATTAAAAAGATGGCCGAATGCACATGCCCACAAATCAGGGTCCAAATGAAGGCGGGGCAAGTCTCTGAGGAGCAACTCCGCATCATTGCTAACATGACCTGCGGCCAAGTTGAAACCAGCGAAACCGATACAGGAAGAATGCACACAATCTGGGGAAAGCATCGCGCGGACTGTCCAGTAATGAGATGAGCAGCGAACAGCACGTCCGATCGTCGCGGGGGAATTGATATGAATGACTTCCAGAAGTCTTTAATAGCCATGAAAATTCAAGAGGCTCAAAACAAACCGTGCATACTGTGCGGAAAGAAAGCCGACGCGGCTGGGGTGTTCATTCCGGACAATCCTGAGTTCGCGGCAAAGATCGGACAGCCTAAAGGCAAAACGAGACTATGTGTTTACTCGCTTTGCGATCGATGCCACAAAAAAAGCGATTGGATGGAAAGGGTTGAGCAATCGATGTTGGCAGATGTTTTGGCGGCGACAGGCAACAAGCAGAACTGATTGAGTAGCAAAGGATCGGAACTCCGATAGACGCGAAGGGATTGACAGCGGCCAGAACCCTGGTAACATGATTGCACCCAATTGGCTCTAAAACTTTGTCGACTGCTGACCGCCCTCAGAAATGTGGCGGACTTATCGCGTCGTGGGGTGAGCTGTGCTCAAAAGATTGCTTTGGGTTCTGCCGGTCCTGCTTTTAACTGGCTGCACTGCGGAAGACGCTGCTGGCGTCAAAATCGACCTGAGCCAACTCAACTGGCAGACGGCAGCGATTATCGCTTTGGCGCTGCTGGTCAATCCAGGCAAAATCGTGGAGCAGATCACGGGCCAACTCGCCAAGGTGCCAGGGCTCGAAAAAATCCTGCGGCTGATCGGGCTTGTGAAGTCTGCTGACGGGTCGCCTGCGACGCTTACGCAGGCTGAAGTTCTCGAGGCCCTTGTTGCGATCGTCAACAGGATGCCGCAATCTCCGCTGCGTGATGAGATTGCGAAGCTGCTGACGAAGGCTGCGACTGTGCCTGAGGGGCCAATCGATGGCAAGTGAGCCACAGTCAGGAAGCCTCCTCCCGATCGTGCTGGTAATTGTTGCCGTGTGGTTGTTTACCAGTCGGGGCAGTTCGCCAGTTACTCCGGAGCCAGTGAAGCCGGAACCGGATGTTGTGCAGCCAGTCGAGCCGCAAAAGCCAACGGCTGAGCAATGCTGGGACGCACTCGCAAAGTGTGTTGAAAATCGCTGGATTGGTGGAACGATGCAGCAACACACAGACCACCTCGTAAAGATTGTGGACGGGCTGAAAGCGTCGGGGTCAATCACGGATGACTCGCGTGTAAACGATTGGCGAGCAAAACGAGTTGAAATCACTGACGCAAATCGTGCCTTGATTGCAGCAAAACTGAGGGGGAAGTGATGGAATTCTCCGGCTGCTTGCTCGACCCAGCAATACGCGATGCGACCGCAGTTGATTTGATTGCGGCCGGAAAGCAGCCGATTTGCGCCGACAACGCTGGCATCAAAGGAGCGTGGGCACGGGCAAAGGCACGGGGGGTCGTCGCAGTCATGCTGCCGCCATTGATGCGGAAGTATTTCCCGGGGCGAAAAAATGACTTTCAGCTCGGGCATCGTCCACCGCGGCCGGACTCTGATCACGGAACGTGTGTTTCTCGTGGCACATATCGCGGCTGCATGTTGACCATGCTCCGGCAGATTGACGAACAGCAAATCGTTGGCAAGCCGGTTGTGTTGTCGTATGAGTTCATTTATGGATACGGCAGAACGATCGTTGGTCGAAGCCAGTTGGGAACTTCTGGCGGTATGTACGGCGGATGGGCTGCAAAAGTCGCAAGCCTGACAGGCATTCCGCAGCGTGCGAAGTATGAATCTGTCGACCTCAGCAAAGACGATCCGATCGGCCAAACCGCTTTGGCTCGAGTGTGGGGAACAAACCGCAAAGGTCCACCGCAGGATGTGATTGACGCCGCGAAAGGTCACACGTTCGACGCTCATTTGGCTAACACTCCAGAAGAAGTGGCCGACTGTCTTGCGTCTGGGTTCGCCGGGGCCTTCAGCCGATCGTGGGCTGGTGAAGGAGCACGAGACAAAAACGGCATGGTACGTCCATCGCCGTCAGCACACTGTGAAACGCTGGCCGGTGTGTTCGTTGCGGCTAATGGCGAGACTGGATTCTTGCATTGGCAGAGTTGGGGCGAGAACACGCCGAGCGGAAACAACCGGCTGCAGTTGGGAGACGGATCAGAGTATCTGCTGTCCCCTGGTGAATACGGCGTTTACGAATCTGACATGGTCAAGGCGTTTCGCTCTGGTGACGCTGAAAGCTGGCACTTCGAATGCCGAGAAGGGAGCCAGTGGCGATGAATATCATTGCTTTGATCTTGGTTCTTGATGCCTCAATTCTTGCGTCAATGTCGCAGCCAGATCTACCTGATGATTTCCAAAAGTCATCCGGGGAATCGGTCGCCGTTGAGCAGATAAAGCCTGCTCCATCGATCACATTCGAAGCAGGCCCACCAGTAAAATCCGGCATCGTCGAAACGAAATCGACAGTAAAAGAACGCTGGTTGGTGTCTGAACCGTGGTGTAGAAACTGTCCCGCCGCAAAATCTCGATTCAAAGCATCAGGCGGCAAAGATGAAAACATCATCAGCATTGCGGATGCCCTGCGATTGCATGGCAAAGTGATTGATTCAGTCCCTCGTGAATACACGACAGACAAGGAATTGACGCTGCTAAATCCTGCGGAGTATCGCAGTGCAGAAAAGATGGAAGTACCACTTGATGGAAGTTCTCGCCCGGGGAAAGATCGAATCCTTAAGCATTTGAGAACAGGCGGGCCACATCAGGGAAAGCACTGGCAAGCGTGGGGCTTGGAATCTTGGTCAGCAGAACAACTGTATGCTCTGCACGACGACGATCACGCTGAAAGCGTACCTACATTTGAGGCCGAACCGCCAGTTGTCGCAGCCGTCTCCGGCGCGCAGCTTACTCCGGACGTTCTCGCCGCGGCACTGGCGGTTCATCTTCATCAGTCTCAGGGGCTTCCTGCTCCTGCGTTTGGCTCATTGTTCGATATTTCTGTGGATGCTCCAGACAGTGTCGTTACATCGCTTGCGGCGATGCTGTCGAAGCAAAGTGTTGAGTTTCCGAACTCCGGCTTAGCAATCAGTTGGAAGGGAGGGGATCGCACTATCTCAGTGGCTCCGGGCCGTATTCAGATTACACCCGGAGCCACTGTTTCCGCTCAGAAGTTCGGCGTGAGTCTTTCGACGACACTCCGCGGTGTGGCTCATGCGGATGATCTGAGCTGGATGACGCTCGAGCTTGATGGGGCTCCTGATCTGACTGTGAGGCTGAAATGACAGCTGCATTTACACAACGTGACGCATATTGGATAGAGGCTCAAGCGTGGCGAGAGTTTCAAGTCGCCCCCGTTGCGTCTGGAGTGCTCAAGGAATCGCGTGCACAGCGTCAGAAACGTCGTCAGGTGAGCGAAACCGTTGCCGTGGGGCTTGAGGTGCTGGAGTCAAACAGCCCGCCACGATCACGGGAAGAGGCAATCAGGCGAATCGTCGGGGCTGTTGCAATGGCATTGGCGTTTTTGTTTCCGCAGTATCGGCTGGCGATTCAGGTGGCTGGCTGGCTGTGGGATTACGTTCACGGAGATCCACGAGCAATGACACCGGGAGTGACAGAACTGTGACGGAAGAATCAAAACCCCTAACGGCTCAAGTGATCGCCTGGGCGGCCGGGCAGCCATTCAATAACGTTTTGTTGCTCGCAATTTTGTGTGCGATAGGCTGGGGTGGTTATTACACGGTAACTGTCGGGATACCGTCGCACCTCCAGCAAATTCAAAAGGGCTACGAGTCATTGACGGAGTCACATCGCGACGAGCGTGAGCGCACGATGGAACTCTATGACCGATGGATGAACCGCACGCACATCGATTCAACGCCCGGAAGTAAAGTGGCAGAACAAAAAGTCGTAAAGTGAACGCGGATCGTTGATCCGCTGTTGCTAAAAATAAAGGGGAAACGTGATTCCGATTGCAACACATAGCTCCGGCGAATGGCACCGAATGGCGGTTGATCCACCGCTATCTGTGCAGCCGGGCGACACCTTCCGGACGGTTGGGCGACAACTGTTTCAAGAACGTAATTCTGTCGTGATTGCAATCCGAGACATCGGCACAACAGAAGTATTTGAGCCGTCGCTGGATGTTCCGGCAACGATAGATCACGCGATGATTTTCCGGAGAACACACATGGCAGGTATTGCGATCACTTTGACGGACGTCCAGACGACCGGAAGCAATGTCTTGGCGTCGTTCTCCGATGGTACGCAGCGTGAGACAGACCTTACCTCACTGGTGCAAAACGCGGATTCCATCAATCAGAACACGGAGCTTGCAAAGGATCTGCTGCTGGCAATTCTTGTGAGCAAACAGCCGACGCTGAACGACGCCAACGCTATCACAGGATCAATGATTTCGATCGACATGGCAGCAGCAACACCAATCGCATTTAACCTGCAGAGCAACGTGTAATGGCCAAATCGCTCACAATCAGAGACGCAGACAGAAACGTACAGAGCGGCGAAATAACCATCTTTGTGGGTAGGTCTCGCGAGTTGTCGTTCCCCGACATCAAAAGCATGACAGACGCTTTTGATGAGCAGTCTGAACGCGATGAGTTATTAATCGGATTGCTTGTTGCTTGGGCTCGTCGGCAACCAAACAGTACATGGAAAAGCTGCAAGGGCAAGACGATTACGATCGATATTGACGCACCAGACGGAGTGATCGTGAAGGTGACTAATGGCTGATCCGAAAAACCTGCGAATTCGATTTTCTCCAGAAGTGACTTCAGCGCCGTCGCTCACTGGGTTGGCGCTGAACGACACTGATAACGCTGTGTGGGCTATTTTTCAGGCTGAAGCGACCAATCCTATCACTCATATCGGATTGCGGCACACGTCAACGACTGGAACGTCTCCCACCTACAAGGCCAGTATTCAAGGCGTCGGAACGACTGGCAATCCAGACGGAACGATCAAAGGCGGTGGATCTCCGGCAAGCAAGACGTTTTCCCCGTCTTCACTTGGTTGGAGTGCGTCCACGTTTCAGTGGCTGGCTTTGGATAACGCATACACGCCATCGCGAGGCGAAGAGATTGCGATTTATGTGACCTATGACAGCGGCACAGTGGGGGCCGGAAACACGTCGAGTTTCCTGTACACCAGCAACATGCCGTCAAGCGGAAAACCCTATGCTGGTGACTTTCAGACTGCACACACAAAGCGAGATGGTTTCCCGTCGCTGGCGTATCGAACAGCCTCCGGACGCTACGGGCTTCCAATTCAAGCCGTCAGTTCAGTAACGTTTCTGGTCGGATCAGCAACGAACG